AGTAAACAGCGGAACAACCGCTCCCGCATGGCGAGAGATAGTGCTCGTATACATATGGGCCATAAAACATCTCGAATTTCTCCATACAGGAGACGACCAGTACCGTTGGTACGTGCCTGAGGAATTCGACGGATATATCGTTACAGGTGCCCATGCCGGCCTGATTGCTGTCGGCTCAAGCGGTGCTACTACAATCCAACTTTACAACAGTAACGAATCTGGCAATGTACTGTCTACCGCAATCACAATAGACAATGGTCATCTCCTTTCTTATACAGCAGGCACCCCACCAGTCATTGATACAGCCAAAGATGAATTAGCAGCAGGAGAATACCTCCGCTTAGATATCGATGCTATCGGCACCGGAACTCGGGGCTTGCATCTGTTCTTAGAGATAGAGAAACCATAATGGCTTATAGAGTAGTTCCTACAGTAAGTACTGGCGATGCGTGGACCGCAATCAACCATAATACTTACATCAAAGACAACTTCGCAAGCGGTGTGCCCGACATTTTCACAACTGCCGGAGACATGATATATGCTTCTACCGCTAATGCGGGCAGTCGGTTAGGCATCGGAACTGCAGGACAGTACTTACGTATGAACAGTGCTGAGACCGGAGTCGAATGGGGCAGTCCATCCAGAGTTGTTCTTGAGTTTATAATATATCCTCCTGAAGCAGTAATCGGGCAAGGTAATTCTGCATATCTCTGGTACGTACCCGATGATTTAATTGGTTGGAACATTACCGCTGTGCATGCAATCGTCAATACAGCTTCCACAAGTGGAACAGTCTCAATACAGCTTTATAACGGTGTGGATGCTGCTGACGTACTTTCAACAGTAACCACTATTGATCAAGATGAATACACATCCTATACTGCTGCAGCCCCCCATGTAATCGACACCAATCACGACGATATTGCTGAAGATGACTGGTTTCGAGTTGACATTGATGATAACGGTACAGGCGTATACGGCCTTACAGTAAGAATCACTGTAGAGGAGGCCTAATGGCTAGTTTGTACAAAACAATACATATAGCGTCGGGCAATGCTGATGGATGGTCCTCAGACGCTCCTAGTTTCGATAACAATGATGACTACTTAGCATTTGGGCTTCTAAGCGGGGATAATATGGATGCGTTTATGCTCTTTACAAATATATGGATACCTCAAGGTGCTCATATACAAGCTGCTTCAATAGGTTGGTATTGTCACGTTGATCGAACAGTTAATCCAGATCTTGATGTACGAATATACTGCAATGATGTAGATGATGCAACAGTACCAGCCAACCAAGCAGCACACATAGGAAAAACCCGCACAACAGCATTCACAGCTTGGGAACTTGGTAACACTACGGGAGGGGTGGAATATGCTACACCATCTTTCGTCTCCGCAGTCCAAGAGGTAATTGATCGCTCAGGATGGCGATCAGGAAACGATTTAATGGTCTTGATTGACAATGTGGGTGCTGTTGCAGACAAAGATACTTACATGGTTAGTTACGATAACGATCCAACTAAGTGCCCCCAATTGATAATTTTTTATACAACGCAGCCCACAAATGTGGCTTACATAGTACCGCATCCATAAGGAGTCCTCATGATAGAACCATCAACGCTCGTTCCCGCACTCGAATACGGAGCTTTAGGTCTTGCATTCATTGTTGTCATTTCAATGATAGTTGCTGGAGGCTGGTTGCTAAGACGCTTCACTGACAACATGATCGATGAAGCTGGTAAGGCGTCTACACGAGCAGATGACACAGTTAAAAGTATACAGTCTATTGCAGAAGGCGCAGTAGCGTCCAATGTCAAGTCTACAGCAGTATTAGAAAAGATATCAGGACAATTGGATACGCATGACGATCGCACGTCGGCTGCACATGTAGAAGTACTACGTAGCCTCGCAAATATTCAAGGTACGTTGAATAAACCTGAAAGGAGGTAACCATGTTAGAATTGTTACTACTCATATGGCACAATATCCAAGTGCTTATATGGGAACTGTTGGTAAAATTCGTCTAAGTAAAGGAGCATAAAATGTTCGATCCAGTATCAATGTCCGCTGATTGGCTTGTAGCTACAGTAGCTGCAATCCTTGCCCTGTTGTTTGATTACCTTCCAGGTTTGTCTGGTTGGTTTGACAAGCAGGATGAAGGCAAAAAGAAGCTGCTAATGGTAGGAATGCTTTTAGTTGTTGCTTTTGGGGTGTTTGGCTTGAGTTGTTTCAATCTTATCGATATTGCAATAGCTTGCACATGGGGTGGAGCAGGAAAAATTGCTGGTTATTGGCTTGTGGCCGTGATTGCTAATCAAAGTACACACGCACTCACGAAGCCTACAGAAAGGCTGAAAGCAAGACTATTCAAACGATAAGTATTGACGCAAGAGATCCTCGAAGCCGTTCTCCGAAGGGAAGAACGGCTTTGTTTTTTCCACCATTTCGAGGATTAGAGCTCGTTTGGATAACATCCAGATGTATCCAGTTCCATGCACGTAATCGTTTCCCCCAAAGACACTTTTCAATCTATCTATCTCTACTAAGGACTTTGTGAACACCACTACTTGAGGGTACTTATCTTTATACGCATAAGCCCTTGCTCGTTCAATTACGATCCTAGTAGGATCTATGGATGAGGTAGAGGGTCTGCCCATCGTTCTTTAATCTCCGGATCAACTACCCAGGGTACTTGCGGTAGGTATTTATCTCCCATGTTCACCATTACATCAGTCATTACTTCAGCCGCATACTCAGCATCCTCAACAAGGACTTCTGCAATTATACTATCGTGCACTGTAAGTACTACAGGAATGTTATGATCCAATTCCAATTGTGTTGTACACATTAATGTGAGGTCGCTTGCAGTAGAAGCAATAGGCATATGCACACATGCTTTTCTTGCGTCATCAAAGTTGTGGTTGACTATGAGAGGGAACCTTCTACGACGGCCAAAGATTGTTTCTACATACCCCTGCTTCCTGAGCGTTTTTAGTTGGTCCCGTTTATATTGTAGCGCTCTAGGCATCTGCCTATTGTAGTCTTTTACAAATCGTCTAGCAATTGCGAGATCAAGTCCAGCATCCTGTGCAAATGAGTATTCAGTACCTCCATATGCGTATGAGAAGTTGAACATCTTGCATTGGACTCTTTGGGCTTTGGTAAAACCCTCTCCATGCATTGCTACAGCTACTTCAGTATGTAAGTCACGCCCATCCTGATATACTTTTATGAGGAAGGGTTCTTCGCTCACACACGCTAACACCCGTAATTCTGCTTGTGAGTAATCAACATGCACAAGTACATAACCGGGCTTTGGTACGAACGCACTACGTATGAGAGCTCCATAGTAATCGTCCGGCCTAGGAATTGTTTGGAGTGCAGGATTACGGACAGCTAAGCGGCTGACTTCAGTACCTGGAATAAGGAAGTTTGCATGTACTCTCCCGTCTGTACCAATCTGCTTGAGTAAGTTCACTGCGTATGATGAGCGCATCTTGTTGACGCGTCGATACGTTTTCATCAAAGCAATGAATGGATGTTTTCCTTTGAGCTTATCAAGTACTGCAGCATTGGTAGATCGCGGCTTTATCTTACGTCCCCTTACTTGAGGCAGTTTCAAATCGTCATAAATGACAACTCCTACTTGTTGGAAGGAGTTCAAGTTGAGGGCAGGGCGTCCTGTCATCTCACGTGCTTCTGCAATAAGCTTATCTAACTGCACTTTGAAGTCTTGCTCAATCGTTTCTAGTTGTTCTCTATCTACTGCTAGGCCTCGAAGTTCGATACGAACGAAGGCGTTCGCTGCAGGCATTAATACCCGCATAAACGGCCATTCGTATAGGCCTTCATCCTTGAGTCGTTGCTCAAGTAGCTTCTTGAGTCGCAATGTGACAACAACATCCATGACTCCGTACTCTGCAAGGATGTTCGCAGGTACTTTCGAATACCTGTCATTCCGTGTCTTCAGATATGGCATGATTGTTTCATCTTCATAATCAGGTATGCCAAATTCAAGACGGGCAAGCAACATACTTCAAACCGTGCATGAGATTCTCATCAAGTGCGTAGTGTGCAAGGTAGCCATCGAAGTCTTGCTGAACGCGTAAGCCAAGGTGAGACTTTACGAAGACACAGTCAAACTTACAGTTCCAGCCAATAATCCTTACTCGGTCGAAGAAGGCTTGAAGTGTTGGAGCGATACTAGGAACGTCATATAAGAGATCATCACCAATAACAATACCAAACTCCTCAGTCCATGCTAACTGCATCATTAGGATCGCGTCAGCCTTGGTTCCGGGTCTATCGAACCAAATTACATTGTCAGTTTCGATATCGAACGAAACCCAAGCGTTGTCAGGACATTTAGCCAACCATTGCTCAAGATCGCTTAGTCCTTTGATCCAGATTGTCTTGGGCGTTGGAATAGCATTTACAATCCAATCATCTTGTACTGCTCGTCGAAGGCATGCCATCAACTCAGGCGCTTCTGAAGGCGTACGAAGTACGTAAGCTGGATGCCAAGCACACATCATAACCTTACCTAAACGATCGTACAGCGCTCCTCGTTGCTTCCAATCAAGATTGAAAGCGGTTGTTGCGGTCTTGCCGAGAGCGAGTACTTTAGTAACAGGCACCTGTGCTAGTTCGCCAAATAGTCGGGGAGCACAACAAGCAATCTCTTTAGTTGTGGGTGTGCGATTGCGGGGAGGCCTGCATGCTACTACATTCATTTTGAGCACACATTCAGGATCACCACCAACTTCCGTAACTACAGCATCCAACAACTGGCCTGATTGCCCTACAAATGGTTTTCCTTCTTTCGCTTCTAGCTGTCCGGGTGCTTCGCCAACAACAATGAAGTCAGCATCAGAAGGTCCGTAGCTAGGTACGTACGGTTCTGGAAACAGCGTACATTCTTCACATCGTGCTTTCGGTGCTTTCCTCATATGGACCTCCTAAACAAGCTTCCAAAGTGTCATAGATATTTCCTACAGCTTCCCCCTTGAATCCTATTTCTGCATGCCAATCTAACGATACATGAAAGCCACTTTGATAATTATGGATTGCACCTTTCTGTGCGTATGCAAACGGTGCTCCTGTATCAATCCCCCGAATCCATGGAAAGTCTGTACGCGCTTCGGTAATCTCTCTAACAGGATGTTGGTAGCATCCTAACAAGTGGATATGATGAGAGTAATGAAGCGTCTGGTTGTAGATGTGTTGAAGCATTTTCTTACGACCCCATAGATCTTCATACAACTTGGGAATACCGATAGAAGCGCACTCCCAAGAAACCATTTCAGCTAAGCACTCTTTCCAGTCTTCAAGAGCCTTTCCTTGAGGTACCATCATACGATATTTAGGCACTACCCGATTTAAGTATGTCTGAGTAAGCTTCAACGTTCCTTCGGCATCTTGTAAGACATCAGGCATGACTATCTCATCTGCTAATACACTTTCAGCCATGGCTACTACTTGATCGAAATCTGCAGACTGTCCGAACTCCGCAGCTCCATTATCCATAATGATAAAATCACCATGACTGGCTTTTTGTCGGTACCATCGGAAGTACCTCTCGTCATCGAGGTGCTGTGCAAGCACAAGATGATAGGAGAGCTCGAACATATTTGCAGTTTGCTGCATTTGGGGAGGAGTTATCAATGCTAGCTTCACTGCGCACCAATCATTTGCAAGAATTCTTGTCGCGCTGCTGGAGCGGTTAGGAAGATGCCTCGCATCTCGGATGTCCGCATCACACCATTATGCTCTCGAACTCCACGAGCGGACATGCACGTGTGCTTAGCTTCAACTACAACAGCAACCCCGTGAGCTTTCAGCTCATGTTTCATGTAGCTCGCAATCTCGGCAGTCAGACGTTCCTGAACTTGTGGACGCGTAGCGAAGTGACGAACTAATCGAGGAATCTTGCTAAGCCCTACTTGCAAGTCGTTTGGAACATAGCCAACATGGCACACGCCTTCGAACGGAAACAGGTGGTGTGCACATAAGGATGAAAATTCGATGTTGGACACGACGATTAGCTGGTTGACTGTTGCTGGGAAGGTTGTGAACTTGAAGTTGATTTTTGGTTCGGGTTTAAATTCGTTCATTGCTCGTATCCAACGCTCGGCAGTTTCCAGGGCGCTATCATCCCAACATTCATCGCCAAAAATATTTACTATCATGTCTTCTAATTGTTGTACATTCATTGTACTACTCCTTTTGCATTTTGTTTAGCATGGCTTCGAATGGGTTGACGTTTTGCACGAGCCCAGTAATCATGCACATGTAGATAATATCTCCAAGCTCGTCTGCAAGACGTTCACGGCTAAAAGGTTCTTTGTCTTCAGGATGATTACGTTTGTATTTCCTATGTGGCATTGCTAGGACGAGCTCCATAGCTTCCGCGACTTCAGTAGTTACAAATAACAATGCATCCTCAACGCTAGGCCATTCACGACCTTTCTCGATAAAGTGGGTTTTAATTTCGTGTGCTAACTGTTGCGGCGTCATGGCATGTCCAATCGTAGATGTAGCCGATCGGAGAATCTAACCATGCCTGCATTAGCATAGTGCAGTGTGTATTCTATTGCCTTGCTAACTATTTCGGAAGTGGGAGGCGTGCCTTCTGGCATGAATACGATATGTACTTTGGGAGCAGCATGCACTAGTATGCTACTAACATAGTCAGCAGTTAGATCTTCATCAACCACAATCTTTATTTCATCAACTTTGTTGCGGAGACCCTCAGCAAGGGTGAAGTTCAAAGCTGCTTTAGGACTCCATGTAATCCATGACGGCAAGAGGCGGCCTTTCAAAGAATGCTGGCCAGATGTCTCTAGTTGAACGAACGCTTTGGGGTTCTTGTTCCTAATTGTGGTGAGTAACATATCTAGATTCCAAATAGTGGGTTCGCCTCCCGTAACTACAACATGATTGTGCTTTATCATAGATACAATAGCAGACGAAGACATTTTTTCGCCTCCCTTACCCCAGGTATACTTAGTGTCGCACCAAGAGCAACCCACATTACAACCTTGCAGTCGGATAAACGTAGCAGGCACACCTGCATACACTCCCTCTCCTTGGAGGCTATGGAATATCTCATTTATCTGGTAATTCATCGAAGCCTACCTTTCCTGTTTTTGCAGTGACTCTCTTAATGTATTCTAATTGGGGAATGGGCTTACGCTCGTTTCCTGTAGGCTCGTATCCTGACTCTACTAAATCTAGCTTCGGCTTTTTTCCCTCTAGTACATCACAGAACGATTCAATCCATACTTGTGTTGCCATTTGATGTTCTGCTGTTACAAGATTGCCATCTACTGTTATAGATAGAGTTTGAAGAATTGCTCCGGCATCTCGTAGCAAGTCTGCAGATCGGATAAGAGGAAAGTACGAAACCTTTTTGCCCTTAGCAGCCTTGCGAATTGTAGGCACCGAACAGCATATCGCGGCTATTGGAAGATCTTTTTCTACTGCTTCATCTACATACGCTAACGTACGTGAGTCTTGCCAATATGCTTCTGTATCTTGCATATTGCCTGATATGAAAACTAAGGCATCAAATCCATCCAATGTCTTCACATCATCGAGAGTCTTCTCAAGTAGGTTGCGTTGATAAGTAACTTCGTCCATCAACTCTTTCTGACTTGAGATGACCTCGAATGTGTGCCCCCGTTGTTGCAGTATGCCTAACGACACCCACAGTTCATGCCCGTTGTACTGTTTTGCAACGACAACTAGCACGTTCATTTTGTTGTTTGCCCCTTTTCCTCTTCGAACCGCTTATCGACTTCTTTAGAATCGATCAATTTTGGTTCCGGATTGCCAAGGCTTGCGATATGCTCATTTAATAGGACCTCAGCCCAGTTCTCAATGATGTTGCCCTCTTCATCAATGTCGAGACGCATGAGATATATTTTGCCTTGTCGTTGGAAAAGCTTGACAGGTAGTGTGTGGTTGCGAATGTATGCATTTAACGAAGACGTAAGAGACTGCTTCGATTGCTGCATGCCATGCGTGTCAAGCTCTGCAAGAAATAAGTTAGTCTCGAGAAAACCCTTTAAAATGGGATACGAAACCCTTCCCCTTCTACCTCTTCGAATATTGTCAATCTCGTTCGGATCAACTTTGTTGAACTTTACCATTTTGTTCTCCTTTCGGTAAACTATCTAATACTAATTGTGCGTACCCAGCAATATCTAACCAGTGATCACGGTTAGTGGGGGATCCTAAGATCCGTAGCAACTTGTTCAAAATCATCACCCAAGGAAAGTACATCTCGGGATTGTGGTAGAGCAGTTTATGTGTATACCCCAATACTAGCTGCATAAGCTTCCCTGTATGCTTCCACGAAGTTGCATATTCCATGTCACGCTTATCAACAAGTTCTCGCACTTCGTCAGCTAGCATCGCGTTCCTCCTTTAGGCGTTTCTTGTGTGCTGCAACTTTAGCTGCTGTTACAGGCTTGTCTTTACGTGTAGGCCATGCAGCTAATGCTTCTTCCGCAACAAACAGTTTTATGATGAGCCAAGGATGGACAAGGTTGATGAAATCTATCGCAACCTGTCCGTTGGCTCTCCATTGGTAAATTCTTCGTTTACGGCCCTTTGGTACGTACGAATATACATTACCACCAAAAGCCCTTTTAAATAGGTACATTACGTTTTGTGTGTTTTGGGAGCAGGAAACACCAGCAGATAGGCCCTGTGACTTGTTGAGAGAGAGCATCACAGAGCCTTCTCCGTCGAAGAATCCAGCCAAGTATGCGAGATCGGTCTGTCGTAGTTTCATAACATACACGAAGCCATGCTTTTGGGCGTTTCGTAAATAACTACCCGAATTCGACGGATGTTAGTATACACAACGCCATCGCTTCCCAAATGCACCCTAATAGCACACGCAAGTGCGTAAGCAAGAAGCTCTGCAGTCGACGCTTCAACGGGAAGTACTACAGCATGTCCCAACGCTACAGCAGGTTCTATATAGGGATCGTTAGCACGCACATTCGATTCGCTTACAAGGTATCGATGATCCCAAGTATCGACTAAAGGTTTGACGATAACATCGAGGATACCATAGTCCATTACCATACCATCTTCTTGGATCTCCCCTTCAAGCTCAACAACAACTCGGTAATTGTGTCCATGTAGACGTCCGCACTTCGGATGGCCTTCAATCCTGTGTGCTGCACAAAAGTGATATTCTTTACTAATCAGTGTCATTGACATACTCCGTAGGATCTGGTGCATCAGCATCTTTAAAAGCCTGCTTACGCTCTCTACATGTTGAACAAACTCCGCAATGTATGAAGCCCCCCTTATAGCATGACCAAGTAAAATGCAACGGGGCTACAAGACCGTAAGCTATCTCAACTACTTCTCCCTTGCACATCCATAGGAAAGGGTATCGTAAGCGTACTCCTAATGAAGCTATATGGACCGCGCTTGCCATAGAACCTACAAACTCCGGACTGCAATCTGGATACGCCCACCGAGCATAATCTGAGGCGTGGTTAGCAATCCAAACATACTTTGCACCTATAGAAGCTGCAAGTGCGGTTGCTATAGAAATCATCAGTCCGTTACGGAAAGGTACTACAGTTGGTTGCGGCCCCTCTTGCTTGTAATCTCCGTCTGATATCCTAGCTGAGTCGAACAAAGCTGAGTCACTTTGATCGTATATACCAGGAGGCAACGTAATTACTCTGTGTGCAACGTTGTAATGCACAACTATACGTCTAGCGGCACGCATCTCAGCATCTTCGTGAAGCGATCCATATCGAATGGATAGCGCTAGAGTAAGTCCAGTGCTCCCAGCAATAGCCATTGCTAAGGCTGTTGTCGAATCAATACCCCCTGAAAATAGTACTACGTTTTCATACATATATCACTCTCCTTTAGTTTAGTAAGCGATAATTGTCCATAACGCAAGTCCTCGGCTAACTGTGCCAAAGAAACAATATGGACATATAGATATATTTATACGCATAACATTTCTAAGACGGTTACTCCAAAACGTTGGGACAGCATCACCAAATTCCAGTCCACAACGTGTTCGTCTATCAGCAAGTGGTCCATATAGTTGGTGTATGGGAGTTGGTCCTTCCCAAGTGTCAAATACAGCCCACATATCAAAACCTCATCACAAATGCTTGGTCACTGATGCGCATAGGAATATCGAGTCCTATGTCAGCAGCTTTCTCGATGTCTATACCAAACATCCAAGCGTCGTCAACGACTTGTGGAGTGACTAGGTAAGGGGCTTCTTTTAGTTGAGATCTTATAGCATCCCTTTCCAGTGCTCCACGGCCTTGACGACGCCTGTGTGCAATCCACCAAGTATGAGCAGGTGCAAGCTGAAACCAAAGAATGTTGGCTTCGCTATTATATTTATGCCGGAACGAGATAGTACCTCCAGCTACAGCATTTACAAGGTCTTCTGTCATGGCGTCTGCTAAAGTACGTGCTCTGCCAGCTTCAATATCAAAGACTGAGGTAATGCTCTTACGAAGTACTTCTGCTCCAGGAGGAGTAATCCCAAACATGTTACACCATAACGTCATTCCTAGATACGTAACGGTATGATTGTTACGCACACGATCTGGCATCTTCCCTGGAAATGCTCTAAACATTTCTGTACGAGCGTCTGCTAATTGCTGTGGCATCTGAGGAAGCATTCCAAGAGTACTTTGAATGAATCCCCTACCAAAGCTTGCGGGAAGATTGTCCCTAACATCATTGTATACATTGTAAGCTTCTGATTGCTCATCTACGGTTGACGGATGGAGGTGTGCTACTACGATTCGTTCTCTCGCAGCAGGATCTTCAACGAGGTCTTCTCCGTCGATGGAGAATGGAGCAGAGAGTGGATAATCAACCGTTGTTTGATCCGATCGGCCTCTTGGATCATGTCCCGTGTCATAGGCAAGAAGAATGAACCGAATAAACTGTTCGACAAGACCGTATCTAAATTCACTAAACGCAATCGGTATTGCATTAGTTGATCCAAGCAATGCGAGAGTAACAAATCTTGTTGTTCCTGAGTCATAAGATTTTGGCTCCGTTTGTCCAAATAGTGGCATGAATACGCGTTGTATTAACGTCGTCTTCCCAGATCCCTTCGTGCCTGTAACGTTCAACACTGGGAATCTATATCCTTGCGTTTCCAGCCAAGGCTTCAAACATGATGCTGCATACCAACCAATCATCGGCCATATTGTTCCTGGCTCATTGAGTTTGGGTATGTTTTCAGCTAGGTAATCCATCTCGGTTTCTGTAGGCTCCCCCATCAAATGCATTTTTGGATGTTCTCTACGCGTAGGCAGCCAACATAACGGGCCTTTATATCCCTCCCAAAGATCGTCTGCGCTCAGGGTATGTTTATCTCCCAAAAATAACCACTGGTTGGAAATCTTGTGCAAGCCCAATATGGGAGTTGCTGCTACTTTGGGTAGTCCTTGTGATTGCAGACGATCTAATAGGTAAGGAAGCAAAAGACGAACATCACCATCACGCCCTAAGAATTGCCATGCGGCAACAGGAGTTTGTCTATCCATTCGGCCGACGGTAGTAAACGCTTCACGAGTAAACGTTACATCCGGCCACGTATAACCTGAGGCTGCTACATCTCCGACAATAGCGTCGGGCATTTCAAAGGCAGAACCATCCAAGAGAACTTTAGGCGCGATGGTGAAAGTACTTATTCGCCGTATAGACTTTCTAAAGGGTACATAGTACCCATCTTCTTTTTCAATTATGGGTTCGTCACTAGCTATAGGACTCTTAGCTCGGACTATCTCAAGGGTGTGAGGAAGGTACTTAGGATTCTCTAAATGCTTACCCCCACACTTTTGGTGGTCGAAGATAGTCTGAATTAACTCATCTGTAGCTCCAGCATTTATGAGAGCTGTTACTATTGCCCAATCACGTTCGCTTCTAGAGCGGTAACCCCGAGAGTCCCCAGTATAGATCTTATGTTTATGTTTCTTACTAAGATGCTCGAGGACTTCAATATCTTGTGAAGTATATGTAATCGCGGGGGAGAAATGAGCAAGACGTACGTCAACAGGGTAACTAGGATCCTTAGCATTTATTGTTTCTGGGATACGTAGCACCCTATTACAATTCCAACATCCAATGTCGGATGTTGGAACGTCTGCTTCTAGGATCTTGTTTAGGCGTTCAATTATATCAATATCTAGAAGGGGAGTATCTAATATCCAATACAAGTGCCAACCATGCCCGCTGAACACTTTTATTGATGGGGGGAGTGTGCTGTTTGGTACCTTCTCATCGTCTACATCAACCCAAAGTACTTTTGTACCTAACACATCAGATTTGAGGTTGCCTTGGGTCTTACGCATTGCCGGACCGAAGAAGACATCTTCATTCCCATTGATTTGTATTTCGTCCGGCAACGCGTAGTAATGATTTGCAACAGGAGTGCCTATACCAACAGCTACTAAACCCCCGAACATAAACTCTTGAAGGAATTTTTTCATAGTGGACTCGCTGAGCGGAGCAAGAAGTCCGTTAGACGGCTTTTACTTTGCGAATCCGATTACGGGGCGGGTAAGGCTCTCCATCGGGGCTGATCTGACCAGATGCCTCAATCTCGACCAGCAACATTGCTGATTCGCCAATGAGGTCATCACAATCAATCTCGCCCGAGAAGTCCTTATCGAAACCGACCGCTCGCAGAGTGCTTTTCACTCGGAAGAGGGCTTTTTCGGTGAAGGTCAAAGTATCGAAAACGATACGACCATCGAAGTTACCTTCTTCATCAACAACCTTCCATTGAAGGTCGATTTTAGGATTGCCCTTTTGTGAAACGCCTTCCTCGGCTTTCACAATAGTCGCAAGATAGTTACCGGGGGGTATAGGCTCTAGGCCTTTTACTTCTGAGAAATCAATCGAAGGGGACATTTTGTACTCCTTGTGTGTTATGGTTAGGTGGTTATGGTTGGGTGGTTACGGTTAGGTGGTTACGGTTGAGTACTTGCTCCGCTCAGCAAATCCATTATCTTGGTTAGAGTAGGATCTGTTACATGATGCCTACTCATACCGCATTGATCTTTACCGTAATACGTTTTAGTCTCACGAAACAACGCAACATTTTGTGTCTGTTTCGTGAGCGGATCTTCTTCTGCTGTCAATAGGTATTTCGGGGCGTTGAGTTGGGTTACTAATCGTGCTACCGAGTATACATATCCGCAAATTTCATTGCCTGCCTGACCCCATAGAAGAGGCCAACATTTTCTACCTTCTCCAGCTGTCTTATCTGCTTCTAAACTTGTTAGGATCACATTCACATCAAGCTGCACATAATGTAGAGCCCAGTTCAGCATGGTACCTAAAAGTCTGCCAAATCCTTGCCGATCCATCTTAGGTGTAAGAGTTCCAGGACTCGTAAAGTCCAATCCCGAAATCTTACGGATTACAAATCGTTGTACTTCAGTGAGTCCATCAACAATCAATGTTTTGTAGGGAGGATTTAAATTGTGGTCTGCTACAAAGGGAGCATCTTCTGGCTGTCCCATTTGAAACCATTGATAAGGACGATTGAAGTCTGACATGTCTTCTATCGTTACAATGTCTGGACGTTGGTCATAGTCACGAATTGAAATGGGGTTACCAAACGCTTCTAACATAAGAGCCGGCGCAAGACGTTCATCCCAAGCAGCTGTGCTTGCTAAACGTGTTTTACCTGATCCTGGTTGTCCATAAAGAAGTATCTTCAGCTTTTCTTCTTCGAACTCATATCTTTTCATGGCATTTTCATCCTTATCGTTTGTAGCTCTTTGAGAATCATCTCAAGCAGTCGATTAGTTTCGTTTAGCGTATCTTGAGGTACATAGCAAACATGAAGTGTGCCTTCGGGGTATTTTACTCCACATCGAAGGCAGTACAGTACTCCAGGCTCACACTTGTGTACAGTATCTGCGGGATAATATTGGTTACACTGCAAACACAAAATGTATCCAGCAGAATCAACTGGTGTCATTGCTAGTCTCCTCCGTTTCTTCGTCATAACGACGTAGTTGGTACTCTTCCTGCAAGAACACTTCAGGATCGTATCCCTGATTCATTGTGTAGCAAGGAGATTTAAAGGAGCAGAAGTTACATGTCATCCACGAAGGAGAGGGATACAGGGGAGTGCGCCCGGATACCATTTCACTTGCCGTGCGATAAATGTTTTGCATTAACAACCGCAATTCTTCTGGACTGCGATACACAGGGTACCGCAAGAAGAACTTCTGCTCCTTTTCTTCTAACGTTTCTAAGACAGCACCATATTCAGATAAGATAGTGTCCTCATCCCATCTAGGATAATGATCTATAATAGCTCGCTTATATGCGAAGGCTGTAGTGTCGACAGACACAGCTTTTGACACTCCTCCGCTTTTCAATGACTTGGGGTAGGTAGCTGGCTTCTTCCGTAAGATGTTATAAAGAACACCTACAACTGGAATGCCAAGACCTTTCTGAGCTGCATGCATATACACTCCGCATTGCTCATCATTAATAAGCGACTTCAGCAACTCTGAGATGGAACGAGTTGTTTTGGTTTCGAAGAGCCAATAATCTCCTGTCTCTTTATGCCTCACAATACCATCAAAGCGACCGCCTAAAGAAAACTTACGTGACTTGTAACCTTTTAGAGTGGGTAGCCAAGTTTCGAATTTAACTTCCGACTCAAGAAACTCCAAATTGCCATCCGAGTACTTTTTGTCATCTTGAGCTATCCACATTAGATAATGATCTAGCATTCGCCAAACTAACTCGACCTGATCGTCGAAGTCATCTTGGGCGAGCAACCAAATCTCTTCGTTCTGCTCAATATTCTTACGCTCTTTGGCGAAGTAGTCAAGGACGGTTTCTTTCATATCAGATCCGTCTTCATAGTACTTCTCAAGAGCCAAATGAATAGCCCTACCAGTTAGGAAGGGCATATAAGGTTTGATTGGTTCTAAATGTCGTCTTAGGGGTGATGACCAGTTCCACTTTCGTCGACACTGACGAAAAGCCCGGACATCTGAGATGTGAATCGATTTCATATTGCACTCCTTCTTGTCTAAAATTATAACCTATTCTCACGAAATTTTCATGAAAGCTTCGTAAGAACATAAGGCTTTATAACAGGATCAGAATAATTATAATTATCCCGAGCCAAGTGAGACACCCACAGCAACCCATGCGTCTACGGTACTCGTTTACATAAATATGTGTGTTACTCATTACTCACTCTCCTTTGGCATAACTGAGTCTTCTACGTACCACATAGCAATCATATCCTGGTATATATCAGCCATACTAGGATCTGGCTCTACGCGGCCATCAGGGTATTCTCTACGGCTATCAAGAAAGCAAACAAAGTTGCCGTTGTCTTCTAGCAAAACTGGATGCGGGTCCCACAAAGCACACCGTATATTATATACCTTGTCAGTCTCAATTAGGCTCCAATATTCTTCTGGTATGGTTACAACAAATCTAAAGTCGGCAAAGGTTACATCTTGCACTATTCGTTCTGTCATTACTCTTCCTCTGGTCTTTTCCAATAGAGGCCACCACACTTGAGGCAGCTATAGAACCACAAATGCGTACGTTTATCTTCCTTACCTATTACGCCTCCGCAAGCACACGTGCCTGACTTTGGTAGCCATCCGGCTCG